TTGCAACCTTTGCCCTAAGTTCAGGCAGTTCGTAATCCCACTTGCTCATACCAATGCGGTGCTCCTCTTTTAGTCCATCTTGCCAGATGTTGTTTATACTTTATATAGTAATTTCGATAAGCCATAATTGAACACTCATCTTTTACATCATCAGGCATTGCTGGAGTTGGTTGTGTGAATTCCCCTTCTGGAATATTCATAGGAGGCAGTGCAAGTGCCTCATGCAATTTACGGTAACTCTCATGCGGCACATCTTTGTTGTAACGATACATAAACTCATTGTTTAGGTGTGTCCACAATTCATAGAGATATTCATAGTTCTCTCTTGATTGTCGAACCCAAATACCACTAGGGTGATTTACATGAGATGCCTTGTATAGAACCTGTTCAAGATTAGAGTTCAGTTTCCATCGTTTAATCTTGCGTCCATTTGCAGTCTTACCATAATACTCTTCTCCATCCAATACACGATGTGCAGTAGACATAAGTTGAGCATACTCAATAATCATTTTACTTGCATGACTGTCAACGTGCATCTTTGCACACTCATCGACATAGTTACTCAAATAAAATATGTTCATACTATCTTCCTACCATATGTTTATATGTGAAACAACGGTCACGTTCTTTATAGTATTCTTTATTTCGCACATCTCTTTTGTCTGGAGCATCATTTAACAAAGATTTAATGTCATTATCTGTAAACATAACAATGCGATGTGAAAATTTCAAATCAATATTTTCTGAAAACCACTCCACCCAATCTGGATTATCTTTGAAAAACTCTCTAGTATCATCCATTGTCATACCATAGTTTTTTAGAAATACACAATCCAATCTATGTATAGTTTTAATCATGTATCTTTCATCTTCTACTATACGTTCTTGTTGTTCGGCAACCATATCTAAATATTCACCTTTAGCATATTCTTTTTCTAATTCCATCTTTTGCAGTTCATCTTCCCAAGTCATTGGAATTTGATTCTTTTCCCACTCAATAAATTCTTTAGTTTTACCGCCGCCGGATGTAATTACCATACCATTACCAACATGGTGTTCTTTTTTTATATGCCACCGTTTACCCCTAAATTCATCCATTTCACTTCTCCCATCTATAAAATATATGATCTTCAATTTCGATAGTTTTAGTTTTCGTCTTTGCCCAGGCTGGTTCTACATAATCTGCATGATAATGTGTTGCACCATCTGTTACATCCAATAGTGTTATTGTACCATCAACTAGTCCAGATGTAAAGAGAAAAATATTATCAAATGTTTCCATATCATTAACACGATCTGATTTACCATCACAATACCAACTGAACTGGCATCTGTGTTTAATAGGAATCATAACCGTCTGATCCTTCCAACTTGGTCTTGATGGGCCTTCCTTGACAACCTCACACACCGTATTAGGAAAACGTGGATCTGATACACGATTAAGTGTTACAGACATAACTGCCATCTGTCCAACTTTGGGTTGATTTCGTGCCTCGTGATATACATTCTCTGCGAGACAGTATGCCTCATCAGCCAGAAAGGAGTCAACAGAACTATCTGTCGCTCCCTGTACTGGTGATGTTGCAACTATTAACGAAAAAATCAGTTCATTCAACATTATTGTGTCAATACCTTCATGTTGTTTTCTGATTCGATGGCATCATTGTCATGTTGTTCATTGACAGATTCATCAAGTTCTTGCCATGCTTTGGTAGAACGAATCTTTGAAAGAAGCATTCTGTCTTTTCGCAGACGATTCATAATAATCTTGTTCGCCTCTTTATCAGAATACTCTAACAGAACATAGGCACGATACTTAGGCCCATTAGAAACAATTTCTGTTTCTGTAACACGATACCCAGCAACATCAACATCTGCAATGATGTTCTTTGTTGCCTTCTCTACTTCAGACATTACTGATGCAGTTTCTTCATTACCAATCTTTGCAACGAAAGATTTGGTTTGAGAACGAACACGACCATTGATTCGGTCAGCGAGTGTAGTCTTTGCATTCAATACCGCAAGATCAATAGACAACTGTAAGTCTGTAGTTGCTGATGTTCCTGTGGAATAGATTGCAGTTTCGCTCTCTGGCATTTTCTTGAACCAATCAGGCATAACCTCAATCTGTTCATTTACCACTTTTGATTTGTAGACATATGTTTCTGTGTCTACTACAGAGTTTGGTGGAACAGTCATCGCTGTCTCCACTACTTTATTGGAACTACAAGCACCAAGCATTGCAATCGCTCCAAGTAACATGACTTTTTTCATTATTAAACCCCTTCCAGTAAGTCCACTAAGTCATCACGAATGCCGGACTCTACAAATACATCAGAGAGTACCGACCCTATCTGTGGGTAATATGTTACCATAACAACACCCAACACAATTCCAATTATAACTTTAACCATTAGTAACAGTCCGTTCCACCAGTATTCCAGTTTGCATAACACTTGCCTGGTTGTTTGCCGTTATTAAATCCAATTGTAAACCCACCAATATTGATAGTTTTATTTCTATTTGGTATATACTGTACCACAGGCGAGTGTGTTGTGTCAATAACTTTTTCAGTAATAACTGGAACACCCTCTTGTATTACACTTTCTTGCGGCAAAGATTCGACAACTTGTACATTTTCTTGCGACTTAGTTGAACAGTTCATCTCTGTCTTTGCAGATAGTATCTCTGGTGATACTTGAGAAATAATAGACTTCTTAGCGTTCACTGTGGCACTGTCACAAGCATCGTTCTCAGTCATATCAGGCCCGAACACATAAGAACCCTCAGCGGGGTAGGTCTGTCCATTAATGGTGACATCCATAGACATTACACACTTACGAGTGTCCTCAACATATGGAAACACATTTCGTTCAATATTCTCTGTCTTTTCGATTTGTTGTGTCCAGTTAGTTTGAACATCCTTCACATAATCACATGGTGTATCGGCAACCGCATAATTGCAACTTGCAAGTCCTATTACACCAAATGTTCCAATAACAAATTTACTTACCATTTAACCAATCTCCTACTACCTCAACAGGGCATCTGTTTTGGTATTTGCACATCTGATATATTTGAGTGGAAGTTTCTATTGCTGAACATCCACTCAATGTTATTATAACAAATACACTAAAAAGGAATCGTGTCATCTGTCATCTCAAAACCAACTAGATTCTGTGATACAGATTTGTTCCAATCCCAAGTAGCACCACACTCCTCTTGAGCATTCTCAATAACCTCACCGGCATAACTACC